GCGGCTCTCCGTCAATTATTAGACGCAGGGACTTTATCAAATCTACCAGCAGGATTTAAACAGAGAGGTGTCAGAGTCAGAGACGAGGCAGCTCCAATACAACCAGGTGAGTTCAAAGATGTGGATGCACCAGGTGGTAATCTTAGAGATGCATTCTTTCCATTACCATATAAAGAACCATCGCAGACATTATTAAATCTACTTGGTATTGTTGTACAAGCAGGACAGAGATTTGCAGCCATAGCTGACATGCAGGTTGGTGATGGTAATCAGGCAGCAGCAGTTGGGACAACAGTTGCTTTATTAGAGCGTGGCTCAAGAGTCATGTCTGCTATACACAAGAGATGTTATGCAGCGATGAAGGACGAATTTAAACTACTTGCAAAAGTCGTATCACAATATCTACCACCAGAATATCCTTATGATGTTGTAGGCGGTGCAAGAAATGTTAAACAAGCAGACTTCGACGATAGAATAGATGTTGTGCCGGTTGCAGATCCAAATATATTCTCAATGTCACAAAGAATTACACTTGCACAGACACAATTACAGATTGCAACATCAAATCCACAGCTACATAACATGTATCAGATATACAGAAACATGTATGAAGCAATCGGTGTTAAGAATGTGGATGCGGTTTTACCACCACCGGCGCCAACAGCACCGATGGACCCGAGCATGGAACACATAAATGCACTGGCTGGTAAACCTTTTCAGGCTTTTCCTGGTCAGGATCACAGAGCACACATCACAGCCCACCTAAATTTTATGTCGACCAATATTGTCAGAAATAATCCTGCGGTAATGGCAGCAATACAGAAAAATATTTTAGAGCACATCAGTTTGATGGCACAAGAACAGGTACAATTAGAGTTTAGAGAGCAAATGCAACAAATGATGATGATGCAACAACAAGCTGCTATGGATCCACAGATACAAGCACAGCTACAAGCGTTTACAAATCAGATTGAGTCTAGAAAATCCGTGCTGATTGCAGAGATGACAGAGGAATATATGAAAGAAGAGAAGCAAATTACGTCACAATTTGACAATGACCCTCTTTTAAA